GCGCCGGCGTGACTTGGGTCTTGGCCTTGAACGTAGCCGTCAGCCGGGCTTCGTCGTTCTGCGCAAACGAAAACCCCAGCTTCTCGCAGACGGCGCCTTTGATGATCTTGGAATGGGTCGTGTCGGCAGTCCGGTAGTGCCCGAAGGCCAGCGAGGACGCTACCGCCGAGGTCAGTTTGTATGTACAGCAACCCTTGACCGCATCGCCGGTGGCCGGCGCTTGAGGCAGCGCCGGCGTCACGGTCAATGCCAGCGTGTTGATGGCGGCGATCCACCGCACGTATTTGCCGGGGAACGTGCCGCCCGTGCAGGCCACCAGGATCGCTTGCCCCACGACGAGCCCCGTTGCGGAGGCCACCGTGAAGACCGTGGTCGTGGGGGCGGGCGAGGCCGCCACCGTCGTCGCCAGCGTGACGTTGCTCTTGGCGCCCATCGCGTGTTCCAGAATAGGGTCACATTCCGCGAGCGTGTTGAGGGTGCCGCTCGGCTGGATGAGGGCCTCAAGGGAGGCCCCCGCCGAGGCGCGCCGGTCCAAACGCATCGCCACGCCAGGGCTCACCTTCTTCGCCGGGCTATTCACCCGGTTGAATGGGCTGAAGCTCGGCTTGAAATTAATGTGCCGCATCGCATGGGTGGCCACCAGCGTGGGTGGCACGCCGTATGATGTTTCGGTCGCCACGAAGAGTTGTACCAGTCGTCCGACCACTAGCGTTTCAGCCATGGCTCTACTCCTCTGTCGCCGGACTCGCCGGCACGTCCGTCGTCTCTGCGCTCATCGGCGACCGCCGGCGGCGCGGGGCCTCCGCAATGTCGGGCGAAAGGGCCTCGAACCAGTCCGGATGTACCACATCCGCCAGCACACCACCGCAGGGCAGACGCTCATCCAGGTCGACGACTTGACCAACAATCAGATTCATCCCGTAGTCGGGGGCCGTGACGCGGGCGCCGCCGATGAGCTTGCATCGCATCTGTCGCATCGTCGTCTCCCTTTCCCGCTGGTCTACGCGTCCGGCGCGCCGAAGGTCCGATACAGGTGGATCTCGACGTCGATGATCGCCCACACCGCCGCGCCCCCAATCGAGCCGTCCATGGTGCGCGTCACGATGCGCGTGTCCACCGCCCGCCCGCCGCGGCTGATGTCGATGGTGATCGCCCGTTCCACGTCGGCGCAGCCACGCAGGTAGGTGCGCATCCGGCTATTGTCGTCGGTAGGATCGGACTCGCCGACCCAGTGAATCGCGATGGGCCAGATGAGACGTACCCGACTCGACTTCTGATAGTCCCACGCCTCTGGCTTGACCTGGAGAATGACGATCGGTCGCGGGCCGTTGTTTGACTTGATCAGTTCGTTGACGTTCTGATCGGGATCGAGCTTGACCGCCACACTCGTCACGGTGTAGTGGTAGCCGCTCGCGACGGCCATGCCTCGCAAGGCCGTCTGCAGGTGCTGCGCGATCAGATAGTCGATAGGCTCACTCACTGAACGGCCCCTCACTGAACGTCCCCTTCAGGAGGAGGCGCTTCATCTGGTGGGCGAACTCGGTGTCGAACGCTTCCTTCGTGCGCGCCATCCCCATCGGGCGGTACTTCGCGAAGACGTGCCCGAGCGACGGGCCGTAGAGTTCCACGATTGGGAGATTCGGACTCCAGGCGCCGCGACTCTTCCGCTGACTGAGGGCGCCCATGACCCGCCCCGTCCGCGATCCGGCCTTCCCGGCGCGACGGAAAACGCCCCGGTGTCCACTCTCCATGGTCGCCAGAAACGCATCTGGCAGCCGGCCTTTCCCTGTGGGCAGCCGGTAGCTGACGCCACGCCCCCGGCCCCGTGAGGGCTCCGGGCCCTTGGCCTTGAAGTCGATCAGAGGAATGCGCGTGAAGCCGGCGCGGAACGCGGCTTCCGCGCGTTCCAGCGTGGCCTGGCTGATAGGCAGCGCCTTACGCACGACGCCGACGTTGAGGCCGGTGTCGCGCGCAATCTCCCGGGACATGACCGTGCGGCCCTGTGTGATCGCGCGGTTCATCGCGAAGACCGCTCCGCGCATCATCTTGGCCGACATGCCCTCCAGGTCCGCCACGACCGCGTCCGCGCCTTCGACAGTGATGTTCATAGCTCTGTCTACTGCTGCACCACGATGACTCGAAAGAGATCCGCTTCGGTGCGCTCCAGGCCATCCACCCGCCACGTGCGGGTGGGCCCGCCCTCCACCTCCGCTGCGAGGATCACGCTTCCACGCGGGATCGTGTCCAACGCTGCGGTGCGGGGAATCGCCAGTACGCGACGCGGGTCTCGACGTGCCAGGTCAGTCCCGAACGGCTGAGCCTCCTCGAGCGCCTGCACCCAGACGCCCGTAGTCCCCACCGGATTCCCCAGCGGGACGGTCACCGTGACCGGGAGCCCGAAGGCGTCAAGGATCGGCGCGACGGGCACGCGAACATCCATGACGCCCTCGGTCCCAGGAACCTAGGTCTTCGTGACCTTGACGACCGCGCGCGGCCGCAGGCACAACGCCAGCGGATTCGACTGGGTGTGCAATTTGACGAACCGGTTCAGCTCGTCGTCGAACACCGTCTTGGCGTAGACCGGCAGCCCCACCGTGTTCACGGTTTCCATGAAATCCGCCGGCGCGAAGTGCGTGCTGAAGAGCGACGTACCCACCGGCACGACGTACGCTTCGGCGGTCGGGAAGAAGTCGATGGTGCCCACCTTGCCCCGGTAGTTCTCCCAGGTGATGCCCCCAAACTCGAACCCGCTCCGGAGGTCGCCCCGCAGGAGCGCGCTCTCCTGGAACTTCAACGACTCCACCACTGTGGTATGCGCAATGAGCGCGTCGAAGAACTCGTCCCCGCAGAAGCCGCGATAGCCGCTGACGGGCTCGCCCCCGAGCTCGGTCTCGATCAGCCGCTGGATGGCGACCGACCGGGCCCGCACATCGGTGGTGGTGACCGACAAGGCGATGGCGAGCGTCTGCTGCGTGACGCCGAACTCCGTGAAGAGGTTGTAGACGGTCGACGTCCCGTCGGCGTCGTAGATGAGGCCCTTGATCGCGCCGGCCCGATGCAGCTCGAGCGTCACCTCGTGCATGGCCCGCAGCTCCGCGAGCCGCTCGTCGACGAGGGGCTGGACGGCCGCCTGCTCGCTCTCGGACCCAAACGCGCGGAGGCCCTGGATCTCGTCGGCCATGATCTTCGACTCGCGCTCGAGGTGCGGCACGAGGAAGGAGCGCGCCGTCCGCTTCGCCGCCCCGAGTGTGCTCGCGGGCCCGCCGCGGGGGCTGGTTTGGATGAGCGACAGCTGGCCGCTCTTCTCCTCGATCACCGCGATCTTGGTCGTGATGCCTTTCTCGCGGAAGAGGCCGAGGGCCCCGATGCGACCAGGCTTGAAGGGCGCCTTCAGAATGGCGTCGGTGAGCGACACCACGGAAAAGGCGTCGCTCTTGAAGATGTCGAGCATGGGCATGATGTCGTCTCCCTCGTGACTGAGCGTCCTGGCGACCGCGCCCGTGGCGCGGCCGCCGCCGCGTTTACCGCACCACGATCCCGCGCAGGGCCAGGTCGACCGCCGCGCTGATCTTCTCCGCCGCCGTGATGGCCGCGCCCCACTGCAGATCGTCGCCACGCACCGTGGCGTCCCGGGTGACGATCACGCCGGCCTTGTCGGCCAAGGACGCGTCGACGGCGTCGTACAGCACGCCGACGGCGTGGTCTCGACCGTCATACGTCGACGGCGCCCACGCGACCACCTTCCCGCCCGACAACTGGTTGAACACGCAGATGTCGAAGTAGTTGCCGGCGATGTAGTCGGTCGCATCCGACAGCGTGAAGTTGACTTGCCGACTGGTGAACGAGGCCGTCGACCCGGACGCGGCCCAGATGAAGCGGCCGATCGACGAGCCATCCGGGGCGAGCACCTCGAAGTCGCCGCCGGTCGCCACGACCACGCGGTTGATCACCTGGTAGCGCCCCGGCTTGGCATCGGGCCCGAGCGACAGCGCCGTCATCACGCCCGTGCCGGTGCCACCGATGACCGTCGGTGCGGTCGTGCTCACGATGAAGATGAAGTAGTCGCCGACGATGAAGTCGTTGGCGTCCGTGATCGAGAAGTTGAGATGGCGGCTGGTGTAGACCGTGGTTCCGCCCGAGCCCGGCGTCATGGTGAGCGCAGGCAGCGCTCGGCCACTGGGTGTCGTCAGGGAGAACACCCCGCCATGGGCCACGGCGGCCGTGCACGTCAGTGTGTAGTTGCCGACCTCCACCTCGGGGCCCGCGAACACGGCACTGACGGTGCCTGTGCCCGTGCCCACGACCGTCGGGATCGACACGCGGCCGATGCCCTTGGTCACGCGTCCGATGACGGCGCCTGCCGCCAGGTTCTGGCCGGACAGCACCGTGATGCTCTCCAGGCTCGGTCGCCCCACGCTCTCCCGCTCTTCGAGCAGGAACTCGCCCGCGCGCTGCCCTTCGGTCAATACGCTCATGGGATCACTCCTTCGCTACTGCACCCTGTTGCGCGCGGCGTAGACCGCCGCGACGTTGATGACCGGCTTGGGCCGTACGCCCTGGTCCGGATCGAGGCCGCCGTTGATCTCGACGCGATCGAGGCGCGCCGTGATGGTCGTGAGATGCGCCCGCACGTCGGCGGCGCGCATGCTGCCCGCGATGTAGCCCGCCGCGAGGTCGGGCAGCTTCGCGGTGGCGCACAGCGCGGTGATCTCGTTGGCTCTGGCCGTCGCCCGCGTGCGCTCCGCGGCCGCGGCCTCAATCCGCGCCTGCACCGCCGGCATCGGCAGGGCCGCATCGAGGAGCTCCTTGGCGAAGGCCGCGCCGAACCCCGCGGCGTCGACGGCTGCGAGTACGTCGCTGGCACCGGCCGGTGTGGGCGCCGGCGGCGCGGGCGCTGGCGGCTTCACCAGCGCCTCGACGCGGGCGCGGTACTTGTCCGGAATGGTCAGCTTCTTCAGCGCCAGGGGATCGAGGCTCGCGGCGGCCTTCAGGCCCTCGACCTTCTCGGTCGCGAACCCGTTGGCGATCGCCTCGTCGGCGTCCATCCAGGTTTCAGCGTCCATCAGCGCCCCGAGCTCGTCAGCGCTCAGCGTGGCGTGCCAGCCATACGTCGTGATGATGGTGGCGCGGATCTTCTCCATCTCGTCGGCGACCTTGCGCAGGTCACCCGCGGATCCGACGGCGACGGTCCATGGGTTGTGGATCATCACCAGCGCGTTGTCCGCCATCTGGATCGTCTCGCCAGCCATGAGGACGACCGACGCGGAGCTGGCGGCTAGACCGTCGACGATCATCTCGATCCGTCGCCCCTTCGACGCCCGCTGATCGCGCAGCGCGTTCGCGATGTTCAGCGCGGCGAAGACGTCACCGCCCGGGCTGTTCACATGTACCCGGATCGTGGTGACCGCGTCCGGCAACTTGGAGAGGTACTCCACGAACGCCTTGGCGGTGACGCCAAACCCGAAGTAGTCATCGATCCAGTCGCCAATGAAGTCGATGATGTGGATCTCGGCGACCGCCGGGTCCGTGGCGATCATGTCGACGCGATACCAGGCGCGAGGTGTCATAGCTGGCCTCACATGAATCTGGACGGCGGCGGCGCCGCGGGGTCCGGCGGTTCCGGATCGGCCGGCGCGGGCGTCGTAGTCGCCGCCTTCCGTCCGTCCGAGTCGTACTGCAGTCCGAGCGCGTCCGCGCGCGCGTTGTCGGCCGCCTGTTCGGCGTCGATCGCTTCCGCGTCCTCGCCCAATTCACTGACTTCGGCGCTGCGAGACGAGAGCCCCGCCCGGACGCCTTGAGACTTGGCCTGCACGTCCTGCACCGGATGCAGGTAGGGCCAGCCCTGCGGGATCCACTTCACGCGCGCCCACGGCTCCGGGTCGGTGAGGTACGCGGGCGGGATGGGGAGGACGCCCGAGAGGAACACGCGATCGAGCCAGGCGGACCACACGCGACGGCAGAGCTGGAAGGCCACAATCTGGTGTTGCCACGCCATAATGCGCCGGCGGAATTCGTTCAGGATCACGCGCACCGTGCGGTCATTCACGCGGCTCATGTCACCGGTCAGCGTCTCGTAGGGCACACCCGTGGCCGCGGAGACGTGGAAGAGTTGCTGGCGTGAGAACGCCTCATAGCCGGGCCCCGGCTCTGGCGGCTCTGAGAATTCGACCTCTTCGCCAGGTCCGAGTTCCTGGAAGAGACCAGGCTCGAGGCTCAGCATCGGCGTGTTGTTGGCATCAGTCTCGGTCGCCAAGCCCGTGAGGGGATGCACCGCTTCGGTGTCGCCCAGCATGCTCGGTGCCCGCTTCACGAACGCGACAAACATGTTGCCGAGTTGCTGGCGCAGCACGACCGCGTCGTCAATCTTGTCGATCTCGTACAGCTTGATGAGCGCCTGTGTGAGGTGCGGCACGCCGCGCAGTTGGCCGGGACGGAGCGGATCGAAGAGATGGACCACCGACTCAGACGGGATCGGCTTCAACTGCGAGACGTCGAAATCCTGCAGGTCGCCCGGCCGGGAGGCATAGAACCAATGCGCCACGCGCTTGCCGATGCCGTTGAACTCGATCCCCGCGCGCACGCGGTTGCCGTTCGGCCGCACGGTGTTGTAGGTGTGGGGGCAGAGTTCCGGCTCGATGATCTGCACCTGCAGCGGCACGGAGAGCCCGTCTGACAGGAGCCGCGGCCGGAGTCGTATGAACGACTCGCCGCCTTCGAGCCACGCGCGCACCGCTTGTGCCTGCTGGCCATACCAGTCAAGCAGGCCGTCCGCGTCGCTCTCGTCCGTCCATCGCAGCCAGAGCGCCTGGATCTGTTTGCGGAAGCCGGGATCGTCGGCTTGCGACAGCGGCTTGATGCCCGTCCCGATGATGTTCGTGACGAGCCGATCGATCGCCCCTTTCGCGTACCCGTCGTTCCGGGTGGCCGCGCGGGATCGATCGCGCAGCGTCGTGAGTCCGTAGAGGATGGCCGTGTTCGGAGAAGCGGTCGGGGCACGCCAGCCGAGTGTGCGTCGCGCCACGGACGCGCCCTCGTAGGAGGCCAGCGCACGCGTGCGGCGCACCGGTGTCTCGTCGAGCGTGAGCCGCAGCTGACCACCTGGCACGTCAGAATCCCTTCGAGGTGGCGACGCCGAAGGTCTGCTTCGATCGCGTCGTCGCGGTCTGCGCGAGACTCAAGTCGCGGAGGATGTCTTGTTCAAGCGTGCGCATCTCCGCGTCGGAGCTGTAGGTCACGCTCCGATCCCCGAACTGCACCGTGCGCACGCCGCGCAGACGCGCGGTTCGAACGGCCGTCAGATCGGTTGCGGTGTAGGCCATGCGTCACATCCTCGTGCACGTGGCGAATGCCGGACGGGGGCGATCCGGCTGACACGAGGACGATGCGGAGAAATCAGGCGGGAGTCAAAAAGTTGTCATCGAAAGTGGCGACGTTGGCGAGATTGGCGAAAGTGGCTTACGAAATCCCAATCGGCGGGATAGAAAAGCCCTTGTTCGCGAGATAGCGTGTCACCTCACCGACGTGGATGCGCCAGACTCGGCCGAATCGCACGGCGCGCAATTCTCCCGCGGCGATCTCATCCCGAAAAAACTCCGCGGACATGCCCGTCCACACGGCTAGATCCGTCGTGCTCCACGCGGCAGGTGGCCCGTCAGTCGAGGCACGGTGTGAGGTCTGCGGTTGCGTCGGCATGGGCTTATCCTCGCGACAGATATTGACTCCGAGCCACGCGTCGACCCACGGTCGCAGGCGGCGGCGTGGGCTGACCTGGCGCCGGCGCGGCGATCGCGGTCTGCGTCGACGTCGCCAGCGTTGCCGCCATCACCGCCAGGCGTGGGTTCAGCAATCGCAGCGCGCCCAGCGCATAGACGGCCATGTCCAGCGCTTCGTTGCGCGGCCGGATCTTCTTCCAGACTTGCTGCGGCACGCCTTTGTGCCAGCGCATCACCAGGCGCTCACTGCTCAACTGCGCCGCGAATTCTTCGTCACACCATTCGGCGTGTGGCAGGTGCACATGTCCGGGCCCCTTCTCGGTGAGGACGAGACGTGAGATCCAGAGCGCCTTCGCCGCGTCGACGCCGATCGTGTAGAGCGGCACTTGCCGCTCGTGCCGGCCCCACCGGCGCGGCGAGGGCGAGGACACGATCGGCCGTTGGCCATCGCGGCCGATGATGGCGTAGACCCGGCGTGCCGCCTTGCGCTCGGCGTAGTCGTAGACCATCGTCGTCCGGTGTCCGCCCGAGTCGATGCACGCCGCCTGGATGTGGAGCGACGGCCCGCTCGCGTGGCGATAGGGCTGGTCCAGCAGCACGTCCAACATCTGCCACGGCGCCGGCTGGGACGTGTCGCCCGGGAGCGTCTGCCGGTCGATCGCCCAGGCTTCCTCACCAGGCCCCCAGCCGATCACCAGCACCTCGAGGCGATCGTCCTGGACGTCGATGCCCATGGTGAGACAGCACGCGCCGGCGGGGACATCGATCTCGGCGTCGCATGGCTCGCGCCGCATCAACAGCGCGTTCGGTTCGACGCCCTCGCCCTGGTCGGGCTCGATCGGTTCGCCGAGTGTGGTGTTCTGCCACGTGTGCATCTCGGAGCGGTCCCCCCGCTTCTGGGCTGCGCGCGCCTGCAAAAAGCCCGTCACGATCGCCGCGAGCGACGAGAGCGGCGAGTAACACTCCCAAAGATGAAACGAGATGATGCTCTTGTCGCGGCGCTCGGGATGATCCGCCACCCATGCGCCCTTCGCGAGGACCGCTAGGCGTTCGACGTCGTCGAGGGCGTGGTCGCAATGGGGACAATGCAAGCGGGTGGTTGTCGGGTCGTCGTCTATCCACTTCACCTGCGACCAGGCGTACGCGAACGCCACCCGGCAGGCTGGACACGGTACGTAGAACCGCCGTTGGTCGCCCCGCTGAAACCACGCGTGAATCGGGGCGTCGCGGAGTGTCGGCGAGCTGAGCATCAGCACGCGGCGCCGGCGCCCGTAGGAGGTGGTGCGCTTCAGGGCGATCGCAATCGTGTTGCCCTCGCCCGGCAGCTCGGGCGGGTAGCGATCGATTTCATCCAACACAAGCAGACGTGTCGATCGCGCGGCCAGTGAGGCCGCCGAGTTCGCGCCGCCGATCGCAATCGACCCGCCTCTGAAATTCTTGGTTAAGATCGTGTTGCTGGAATCCTTCGCGCGCTTCTTGCTCACGAGCTCGCCCAGGATCCGACTCGCCGCGATGATCGGCTCGAGCCGGTTCCGTGCGAAGTCCTTGGCCATGGGATCGACGGTCGGCTCGACGACGAGGATCGTGCAGGGGTCGTGCGCGATGTGGTACGCCACCACGTTTACCGCACAGGCCGTCTTGCCCCACTGAGCGCTCCCCATCACGACGACGGTCTGCACGCCGGTTTCGTGAAACGCGTCGAGGATGCCGCGCTGGTACGGGGCATAGTCGGTTTGCCAGTGTGTGCCGGCGAGCGGCCCGGTGGTCACGACGATCTCCTGATCAGCAAATCCCGAGACGGTGAGGAGCGGCGGCGGGGCGTAGCGCGCGACGACGCGAGCGCGGACCGCCCGCGTCGTCTCCGCGTTGCTGATGTTCGCCGCCGTTGAGAGGTCCATGCCGTACCTTGCCGAGCCCGTCCGGCGCCATGCCTAGCCGCGTTCCTCGCCTTTCAACTTCACGCTTTGCGTGTCCGCGCCGGACGCCGGCGCTTCCGTTGTGCCGCCGGGGTCGCGCCGCCGGCCAATTCGCGCAAGACCTGATGGATCGCTTCAACGAGCAGCGCCTCAATCCCAGCCGCGCCCTCAAGCGCCCCAGCCCGATGCAGCCGATCGCTCCAGGCCGTCGGGATCGCGAGCAGGCGCGCGCGAACGGCGGAAACCTCTGCCGACCAGGTGCGATCAACATCCTCAGCCAGTAACAACTTGCCCGCGCGCACGGCCACGCGCTGCTCAGACTCGACCGCCTGCGCAATCTCCTTGCGCATCCGCGCCGCGGCGAATCCTCCGCCCGGCGACGCTTCGGCCGCGTTCCGTGCATCCAACCAGATGCGCACGTCGGCTTCGTCATACCGCGAGGCCCGGCCGCCGCGGCCACGCGTCGCCACCGGCAGCCCTTCCTCAATCCACTTGGCGACGGTTCGAGGATTGCAATGGAGGTGGGCCGCGAGCTCGGGACGTGTCAGGAGTCGATGACGCGTCGACGCGGCCGCGCGCGGCGTCTTGATGCGCCCGGCCTTCACCTTCGGGTGTTTTGCCGTCGCCCGCGTCGCTCGCGATTTCTTCTTACTGGTGGTCGTCATGCCGCCAACCCGAGTCACCGTCCCTCAGTGCCCCGCCCGCCGCCTGGCGTACTGCGGGTTGCCGCGTGTTCCGATCGCCTCACCCTGGGCCGGCCTGCGCCCCACCATGCCCAATGCCCCTTAGGATGGGGTAGAATCTGAACGAAATCCGCGCGCCCGTTGACC